CTGGCAACGAACGCCACAACGCGCCTCACAGTGTCGTCAGCGGGGGCGTGGACGTTTGTTGCCGCCACGATCACCGGCATCACTGCGATTACCGCGACCACCCTTACGGGTGCGCTCACAGGCAACGCGACGACGGCGACGACGCTCGCTACGGCGCGCGTTATCTGGGGCCAGAACTTTGATGGCTCGGCAAATGTCACTGGCGCACTGTCGAACGTGACGACGCTCGCGATGTCTGGTGCCCTCACGGGCGCAACAACCGGAGCGTTCTCGTCTAATGTGACGATCGGCGGGACGGCTGTTATCACTGGCATTGCGACGATGGCGACTGGATCGAATGCCGAAGGCGCGGCTGCGCTAGACGGTTCAACCCCAGCGACTTTCATTGTCAGGAACACGACCGTATTAGGACTCGATAGCTGGATTACTGGGGCTCCGTTTGCGAGGATCGCGTTTCAGTCAACTGAGATTTCCGGCGCGATTCGGGGGTATGTGGCGGCGATTTACGCAACCGCCAGTGGTAGCCAGGTTGACCTGCTTTTCAGCGGAAGTTCAGGGGCAGTCCCGACCTATAACGAGGGGTTGCGGATTTCCGGCACCTCAGGGCTCTGCACTATGGCGTCCGCGACAGTAACCAACGCAACAATCTTGAATGGTACGCTGAGAGCCAACGGAGTTGCCGGCTTCGGCATAGCCTCAAGCGCAAGCACGATGATTGCGGTGGCAGCGGGCACTGCTGCCATCTCCTCAATGCGTATCCCGCACGGGGTCGCACCGACCGCGCCAGTGGACGGCGACGAGTGGAGCACCACGGCTGGCAAGTTCATCCGCGTCAACGGCGTGACGGTCGGCCCGCTTGCGGCGGCGGGATCGGCAGCGCCACTCACCTACCTCCGCACCTCCTTTACAATTGGGACGGGGGAGTTCGTCATCCATTCCCGGCGGCTGCAACTCGCGTCCACCAACCGACTCACCATCTCCGGCACTGGCCGGCTGAGGCTCACCTAATGTCCGACATTCTCCTCGACGTGCAATCCGCGCCGTCCACCCCGAGCGCGGGGCAGGCCGTCCTCGCCGTCAACACCACGACCAAGATGGTGCAGGTGGTTGATGACGCGGGGTTCCGCCGCACCTTCGGGTTCACGCGGTTCTCGACCGTGGCTCAAGCCCCTACCGCCGCGACCCGCACCTACCTCGCAGGGTCCGGCATCGTCATCCCCGCGGGCGCGTTGCAGGTCGGGACCGTGATGCAGTGGACTATCTCGATGACGAAAACGGCGGCGGGCATCGCGGCTTCGACCTTCGACATCTGCTTCGGGACCGCAGGCACGACGGCGGACACGGCGCGCGTGAGCTTCACGAAGCCCGCGGGGACCGCCGCCGCGGACCAGGCGACGGTGACCATCACGATGGTGTGCCGTGGTCCGGTCGGCGCGTCCGGCGTCTGTGTCGGCCAGTTCAACCTGACCCACAACCTCCAAATCACGGGGCACGCCATCATCCCGTGCGTGGCCGTCAACACGATATCCTCGGCCTTCGATATCACGACGCCGACCAACGTCGGGGTCTGTCTGACCTCGGGGGCCGCGGACGCGATCACGGTGCAGCTCGTCGTGGCCGAGTGCTACAACGTCTGATGCGCCTCCCCCGTTACATAACCCCATAACCCCACCGAGCCCACTATGTCCAGCACCATCCCGATCACCAACGCCCGCCTCCTCGAAATCTCCGCCGGATTCGCGGACCTCCTCGGACGCCCGTTCCCCACCGCCATCAGCCGGCAACGCGCCGCCTTCCAGTACGCCTCCATCCAGCCCGCACTCGACGGCTACCGCGAAGGGCTCAAGGACCTCCAAGCCCGTGAACTGGACATCAAGGGGAAGGACGACGACGCCTCCAACGCCGAACGCCGCGCCGTCGTGGCCGAGTTCACCGACTACCTGGCCCAGATGGTGGACGTGCCCGCGCCCCGCAAGCGGCTCGTCGAGTCCGACCTGCCCCGCGCCTCAAGCGACACCGGGGACGCCAACGCCCGCGCCACCCTCCAACTGTCCCCCGAGTTCTTCCTCCTCGCAGACCCCGACGCAGAATGCTAACTGTCTGGAAACTTGACAACGCCGTGGCACTGTCATATAGTTTGACGGTGCAGGCGTTGGGAACCGACCTTTTGCGAGGCAGCGGCGAGTGAGCACAGCGATGGGTGACCCCCAGATTGCGATGGTCCCTCCCCGCTCCGCCCTCGCGCGGTTCAAGTCGCAGGTCGCGCAGATGGAGGTCAAGCGGGACCGACACCTCCCCCTCTGGCGGGATGTCCAAGACTTCGTGGTCCCCTATGCCGCCGACGTGAATCAGCGCGGCTATGTGCTGGAGGATGCCGCCTCTGCGATCCTCGATGATACGATCCTCTTTTGCCGGACGACGCTGGCCTCGGGCCTGTACTGGGGGCTGACGAACCCGGCCCGGCTCTGGTCCCAATGGATGCTCTCGGACGCGGCGCTGATGGAACTGGCCGCGGTCAAGGAGTTCCTGCACGTCACGAACTCGCGCCGGATGACGATTCTGGCGCAGAGCAACTTCTATAGAGCGATGGCGTGGGTGTACGGCGAGTGGCCCGCCTTCGGGACCGCGGCCATCCTGATCGAGGAGGACGAGGCCGACGTGGTGCGCTACGTCCCGTGGGGCATCGGCTCCTACTCGATAGCGCAGGACTCCCGCGGGGACGTGAACGCGGTCTCCCGCCGATTCCCGATGACCCTCCGCCAGATCGTGGAGCGGTTCGCCTCCGAGCAGACTGCGCGCGGGACCCAAGTCCTGATGGACCGACTGCCGGAACGCCTGCGGCAAGCGGTCAAGAGCGGCACGATGTGGGAGCACGACTACTGGATCCGTCAGTTGATTTGCCCGAACGACTGGTACCGCGCGGACTCGGATTCCCCGTCTGAGTACGCCTACGCCTCGGTGTTCTGGGAGGAGTCGGCGTCCGAGACTGACGCGAACGAGGGGCTGCTGGCGCGTGAGGGATACCGCGAGTGGCCGATGATGGTGTTCCGTTGGGAGACGGTGGCGGGCGACCCGTGGGGCACCGACAGCCCCGGTATCCTGACCCTCCCCTCCAACAAGTCGTCCCAGCAGATGGAGAGCGACAAGCTGTTCGGCATCGAGAAGCTGGTGAAGCCCCCGATTGTGGGGCCGAGCGATATGGGCGCACTCAATATGCTGCCCGCTGGGCGCAACGCCATCGCGGGCCTGACGCGCCCTGGGATGGTGGCTCCGCTCCATACGGTCGAACCGGTGGGGATCACGGTTATCCGCGAGTCGCAGGGTGAACTGCGGGAACAGATGATGGCCCAGTGGTTCACGCGGCTGATGCTGTCATTCACCGCGAATCAGGACCAAGCGCGTCAGAAGACGGCGCGTGAAGTGGAGGAGGTCAGCCAAGAGAAGTACCTGGTCCTCGCCCGTGTGGTGGAGGCGGCTGGCCGGACGCTCAAGGCGGGCTCGGAGCGCGAGTTCGCGATTATGGAGCGTCGGGGCCTGTTGCCGGCGATCCCGCAGGAGTTAGAGGGCCAGAATCTCGATATCGAGTTCACCTCGATGTTCGCCTCGGCCCAGCGCGCGTTGGGGCTGAACGAACTGCGCAGCTTCGGGGGCTATGTGGTGGAGATTGCGAACGCCTCTGGCAACCCTGCGAACTTGGACAAGTTGGATATGGACCAGTTGTTTGACGAGATCGGGCTGCGTGGGAGCCTACCGCCTCGGGTGATCCGGTCGGACGCGGACGTGGCGAAGATTCGCCGGACGCGCGCGGAGGCACAGGCGCAGGAGCGTCAGGTGGCGATGGCGGAACAGGAGTCGCAGACGGCGAAGAATCTGGCGCAGGCTCCGGTGGACGACGGCAATGCGTTGGGCCGTGTGCTGAACGCGCAACAGGGGACGCCGCTATGAGTGTGCTCGCGGGCGTGGGGCGTCACCGAGGGTGGCGTGATTACCTACGGCTCGACTTTCGGGACTACCTAGCCAGTGTCACGTTTCTTGACGCCCACCTTGCACACACTGTACATTTCCCATACACTACAGCAGAGGAATCACCATGACGACCAGTAGCGTTCGAGTCCTGCACAGCAGAGCATCCGCCACCGAACGCGCCGTGCGCGGCGTGAACGGACCCGCCATCGTGGTCGAAGTCCCTGCCGGCGCGGAAGCCCTCATCGGTGCCCCCCTGCAAGGTGCGAGCCTGTCCGTCAACGGGGCCTACGTCTGCCTGATCCCGATTGCGGGGCTCGCCTCGACGCTCAAGGTCCATACGGTGTGCGCGCTGACCACCAAGACCGCGAGCACGTCAGGCCCTGACGAGCTCCACGAGTTCAACCCGCGGCTCGTCAACGTGGCCGATGCGGTCGTGATGACGGCTGGCACGGGGGACGGGGCGTTGACCACGACGGTCCTCCAGACGGCCTCACTGGTCGTCTCTGGTGGCATCTACGCTGTGTTCACGCTGACCCCTGCGGGTGGCGCGGGCACGGTAGTCGTGACCCGATGCGAGGTGGTGGGATTGTAGGGTTGTACCCGGAGACCTGAACACCGTGAGGCCGTCCGACCAAACCGCCCGCTTTGGGCCACATCAAGGAGCACCGTATGCCACGTCCGTATCCGCGCCTCATTGGCAACTCCCGCGACGCCCGCGGGAACATCCGAGTGGACCAACTCTCGGTGGCTGCCTCGGTGGGCATCACCGCTGGCGTTGGGACCATCTACCGCAACTCCGTGGAGCGCAGCGGTGACATCATCGCCACGCGCATCCTGGTGGACATCACGGGCCTCGGCTCCAGCACCACGCTCCTCGATATCATCGGGACCGATGGCGTCAGCCATCTCGGCCAGATCACGACCGCCGAGAACGGCATCATCTGGGGCGGGACGATGGTCTGTCTCGAAGCCCCGCTGACTGGCGTGACCGACATCGACCTGTACGTCGCCACGGTCGGCACGGGCGCGTTCGATGCCGATGTGACCGCGCTCGTGGAAACGGTGGTGGTGGATTCGGCTGCCGCGTGGACCCTGGGCCGCTCGCTGCCGCTGGCGGCGGACGCGGTGGCGGCGAACTCCTTCCTGTATCTCTGCAACGGCGCGGCTGGCACGGTGGGCACCTACACCGCGGGCCGTCTGCTCATCACGCTGTTCGGTCAGGCGGCGATCTAATCTATGCCTGACGCACGTCCAGTGGTACGCGGGGGGCGGGACTTGGAGCGGATGTATCGGGTCGCGGACGCGGAAGCGGAGCGGCTGCGACTCATCCAAGTGCAGGTCGAGGCAGACCTGCGGATGCTGGTGACGCTCCCCGCGTTTCGCCGGATGGCTGCACACTGGGTGCGGGACGCCAAGCTGTTCCGTGCCCCGCTGGGCCTCCCGCACGACCAGCTCCGTGAATGGACGGGGATGGCGGCGATGGGCCGGATTCTGTGGAATGATGTGACGGGCGTGGACCCGTCGTTCGCGACCGATGTGCTGGACCTGATGGCCGATGATACCCCCAACCCCACCGCACCATGACTGACGCACTGTTGGACACTCCCGCCGTGGCTACCACACCCGCCCCCGCCGGAGATGCTGCCGCCGCTGTTGCCGCCGCAGGCACACCCGTCACCCCTGTGGTGCCGGAGTCGTACACGTTCACGATGCCGGACGGGACCCGCTTGGACAGCAAGGTCACGGACCGGATCACCGACCGGGCGAAGGCCCTCAAGATCACGGACGGCGGGGTCGCTCAGGCGATGCTGGACGTGGCGCACGGCGAGGTGAACGAAGTGCTCGCGGCCTACGAGGCGGCCCACCGAGAGGGTGGATCCGCGTATGTCGAGATGATGCAGGCCAACGCAGCGGCCGCGCTCGCGCACCCGGACCTCGGGAATGGCTCGGCGCAGGTCCTCGAACAGAAGGCGCTGGAGAACGCGCTCGTGATGAACCGCTATGCGGGGGGGACCGAACTGGTCGCCAAGCTGAAGGCGGCTGGGCTCCTCAACGACCCGGTGACGATGCGCTTTGTGCAAGGGATCCATGCCGCCACGAAGGAGCGGGGCAGTCCTGTGGGTGGGGATGTCCGCGCCGCCGAGGTGTCGTGGGGGCAGGCGATGTACCCCGATGGCATTCTGGTAGACACTGGGGCCAAAACGGCCCTGTGATGCCAACCAACACTTTACGCTAGGACGCACCAATGGCTGCAACCAATGTGACCATGCCGACGCTCGCGGATCTCGCGAAGCGCACGGACGCGGGCTGGAAGAACGCGCTCCCGCTCATCAACCTGCTCTCGAAGCGGCATGGTCTGTACAGCGCCCTCCGCTGGGAGGAAGCCAACCAGGGCCTCTCGCACCGCACCTCGATGGTGACGGGCCTCCCGACCTCGGCCTACCGGATGTTCAATCTCGGTTTGGACGCCTCGGACGCCTCGTACGCCAACGCGACGTTCCCTGTCGCCAAGATCGGCACGCTGGCCGAGATTGACGCGGAGCTCATCAAGATCGCGCCGGACAAGAGGAACTTCGTCGCGAACAAGGTGGCGACGCACATCGAGAGCCTGATGCAGCGGCTGTCGAGCGAGATGTTCTACGGCACGGCCGCCACGGCGGAAGGCATTATCGGCCTCGCGGCGCTGTATGCGTCCGTGTCGGCTGAGAACGGCCAGAACGTGATCGACGCGGGTGGCGCGGACACGTCCGACAACACCTCCATCTGGCTGCTCAACTGCGGCCCGACGGTGAAGGGGCTGTATCCGACCGGCACGCCGGCTGGAATCGAGCGCGAGATGGTGGGCTACGAGACCTCCGAGTCGCTGGGCGGCACGGGCAAGCGTGGCCGTGTCTGGCGCGAGTTCATCAACATCGGCGCAGGTATCGCCGTGGAAGACTGGCGCGATGTGGTCCGTATCGGGTCCATCGACGTGTCCGCGATGCAGTCGGAAGTGGGCGACGCCGACCTCATCAAGCTGACCCGCAAGGCGAAGAACCGTATGGCCTCGCGTGCCGTGTACGACATGAAGTGGGTCATGCACCCGAGCACGCTCGAAGCCATCGAGAACCAGCGTGACGCCCGTCAGTTGGTGGGCGGCGGCATTTCCAGCACGACCATCGACGGCGTGGACCTGCCGACCCTCCACGGGTATCCCGTGATCATCGACGATTCCATCGTCCTCACCGAAGCCCTCGTCTAACCGACAGGCAAGGAGAATCAAATGAGCTTCCTCGACAATTTCAACCGACTCGGGTCGGCGCAGGCGTTCACCAGCTCGGGCGGTGTGGCGACGGACGCCTACCCGCTCGGTGCCACGGGTGCGGACATCGCCGTGGGCGAGTCGATGGCCGTGCGTTTCACCCTCACCGCCGTGACTGCGGTCGCTGGCACGTTGCAGTTCCAGGTCGTGACGGCGACGAACGCGAACGGCACGTCGGGTCAGGTCGTGCTGGTGGAGACGCTGGCGTTGACCGACACCACGCTGGCGGTGGGGTCTGTCATCACGCTGCCGATTCCTCCGGGCCGCATCGCCGCGACGGCGACGCACCTCACGGGCAAGATCGTGTTGGCGTCCTCGGGCACGTGCACGGCGACGACCGACCTGATCCCGTTCGCGTATGTCCAGAGCACGCCGGTCGTGTACCACGCGGAGCCGGTGCTGGCGTAGTCGTCTGACGCTCGCGCATCCGGTGGTGGCATCGGGCTGGTGGGGGTGGTGCCACCGGATGTTGCGAGTTTGGATGGACGTTTTGGATGGACCGTTGGACCACCCCATCAGCACCCCACCAGTACCCCACCCTTCATCGTAGAGGTTCAGATGTCGAAGCCCACAGCGCAGGACACCAAGCAGGACACCAAGATGACGCCGGACGGGCGGCCGCTCGTGCCGTCCAAGTTCCCCGATGGGCAGTTGTTCATCGCGGTCAGCGAGAACGATGGCCCGTCCGCTGGCTTTGACGGCGGACCCGAGAAGGGCGGCCGTGGATCGTGGCCCCGTGGAACCGTGGCCCCGTGGGAAGCGGTCAGCACGGTCCCGATTGCGGTGCGCGACCCGAAGGACGGGCTCATCACGAAGGGCTACCTTGAGCCCGTGATCTCCCAAGAGTTCAACGCGGCCGGCAAGACCATCGTGACGAGCGAGCACTACTACGGCGTGTACGACACGACCCTCGGCGCGTATGTGCTGGCGGCCCCGTCGCCGCGTGCGGTCCAGCGGGCCTCGATTGGGGCGGTGCCGGTGAGCCGCGCCCTTCAGTCGATTGGGCAGCAGACCTCGCAGCGTCGCGCGGAATCCGCTGGCCTCGTGGTGCGGTAGTCGTGGCCGCCACCTCGGCTACGATTGCCAACCGGGCGCTCGCGCACCTCGGGCAAGTCGGACGCATCGTGACGCTAGCCACGGACACGACGACCGAGGGGAAGGCGTGCCACCAGTTCTATGACCAGACGCGCACGGACACGTTGAAAGCGTGTCCGTGGGCGTGTGCCACGAAGCAGGCGACCCTGACCCTGGTGGCCACCAACGCGGCCACCGAGACCCGTGAGTGGCTGTATCGCTACCGCCTGCCGTCCGATTGCCTGACGCCGGTGCGGATCGTGTGGGGCGTGCGGAACCCGACCGCGGACCAGCAGCACCCGTTCCGTGTGGTGGCAGACACGGCGGCCACGGCGTACAGCGCGTCGGTGACGTATGCCACGGGCGCGGCGGTGTCCTCGGCGGGGCTCTGGTACTTGGCGTTGCGGGAGACGGTGGGCGACACGCCCGCGAGTTCTGCGAGTGATTGGGTGGTCGTGACCGCGCCGCCGATGTTCTTGGATACCGACCGCGCGTCCGCCATTCTGGAGTACACCTACGACCTGACGGATACGGTCCGGTTCACGCCAGACTTGGACGCGGCGCTCGCGGCGTTGCTGGCGTACTATGTGGGGCCGAACGTGACGGTGAACGGGTCCGCGGGTCCGATCCTCGCGAATGTGTACGGCATCTGGCAAGGGCTGGTGAGTCAGGCGATGGCGAACGATTACCGCGCGAAGCAGCGGGACGTGCCGCCGGCTTCGACGTATCAGGCAGCGCGGTCCCGACGGGGGGTCTGATGCCTGCTCCGGCACAGCGCAGCTTTGCACTGGGTGAGGTGTCTCCGGTGATGCACCCACGGGCGGACCTTGCGGCGTATGGGCAGTCCCTCAAGACGTTGCGCAACTTTGTGGTGATGCGGCTGGGCGGGGTGCAGAGCCGCGCGGGGCTGCTCTATGAGGGGAGCACGAAGGCGAACGGCGCGGCGCGATTGGTGGACTGCGTGTTCGCGGACGACCAGAACTATGTGCTGGAGTTCGGGGACGGGTATCTCCGC